ATCAAGAACACGATCGTATCCAACCTTTTTTCGTTCTCTTTCTCGTTGATTCTCTTCGCGGTCTCGTTCTTTATCTAGACGAATCTGTTGTTTCGCGCTGTCGATTTCATCTTCTTTGACTTGACCAGGCACTTTCTTCTTAGCTTTCTTAGTTGCTTCAGGTGTACCCCATTCGGGCTGATCTTTATACCACTGATCAGTCTTCTCGTTCTTCGTCTTTAACTCTACGTCATCAATCCATCGACGAGAAATATCACCTTCTTCAAGAGCAATAATTAAATAATTAGTGCCGAGTCGATGGATGTGACCGTTCTCACCTGTTGATTTGATAACAACTTTATCACCTTCACTGAACAGATTACCTTCAACAAACTTTTCGCGCATTTCAGATACTGATTCAAGTTCGATATGATTCTTAAACTGCAAAGTCTCTTTCAGACCCATACCAGAACGAATGTCGTTGAACAATCGCTTCGAGTCTTTGTTCGACATTGTCTTAGGAACACCTTGACCGAATGTTATGAAATCATTGTTCCTTGCGTTCTCACGTTGCTTTGATGCTGACATTCCTTCAACACCTTCAGCGTCAGGATCACGAGCACCCGCAGAGACAATGTTTATCTTTTCGAAGTTATAAAAACCGTGTCGCCCTTTAACACCGTTGTACTTCCCTAACAATGTTTCAAATTCTGTCACCCGATCTGAACCTACAACCATGGTGATCTTGTTGAATCCCTGATCGTATAGACCAGTCACGACTTCGAACACAGTCTTATAACTCTTGTTTGAAATGATGTTTCGAGCATGTTTAGGGAACATCTTACGAACATGTTTTATCTTTTGTTCATAACTAAGAGGATTCTTTTTTGAATCTTGGGATTGTGATAAGAATACTTTATATGGATTACGCCCAGACTTGGTCGCCAAAGCATTAATCACTTTCCCATGGCCTATTGTCGGAGGGTTCATTCGCCCGAAGGTGAAAAATACCTCGCGTTGTTCCTCTACGAGATACTGTTTAAACGATGGTATATTAGGCATCTTTGTTCTGCTTACCCATTCTTCGTTCTTTTTCCATCTTACGAACCTGTGGTAACATCTTACGAGACATCTTATCGATTCTGGGTTTCAGTTTCTCAAGACGCTTTTCAATTTCTTGACGACGTGTAGCAGGTAAGTCCGCACGAGAAGTCCCTTTCGCGAGTTTCTTGAACATTACATTCATGGCTTGTTTACGCGCTCTCTTCTTAAGTCTTTCGGGATCAGCGGCTCGGTTTGCCGCTTTCCTACGACCCATAGCAATCTTCGCTTTGTTTTTGCGCATGACTCTACCACGGGATCTTCGCTGCGCGAAGTCGAGGGCTTCGTCTGTCTCTTCGACCTCTTCCCCAATACGACCTCTCCTACGTTTCATTGCCGCCCAGGAGATTTCTTCTGGCATACCAGGAGTGTAATCGACTACTAAAAAATCTTTAAAACTTAAAGGTTTTGCCATCTTAATTTCTCGTTGGTTTATCCCATCCTTTCAAAATGTCAGGTGAAAAGTTGTTGTATGAAAACTCCATACGATCAACAAGTTTCACCGCATCACCACCAATTGTGTCTATTGCTACATATCCTTCCTGACCTGTAACCTTGAAACCTTTTCGGGTTTTAATAAAGGTTTCCAGACTATTCAGTTTATTAAGTTTATTTATAAGTTTCAGTTTAACAATAACAATCAATTTCTGCAACTCAAACATTCGAATCAGGTTTGCTTTGTTTTCTTCGCCGAAGAAGGAGAGGAGGTCGTCGAGCTTCGCTTTTTGCGTGGCTTTGCCGCGGTCGCTTTTGCGGTTGTCGATTTCTTTTTTGTACTTGTTTTTGATCCAGTTGATGAGCTTGGCGGTGTGGGATCTACTATCACCGATGGTTGCGCCGGCTCGGACGTAGGTGTTGTTGAACTGCTCGATGTGCTGGGCAAGGGTTTGGTTGGCTTCGAGGGTTCTAAGGGTTGTTCCTGAGATCCCGTTAAAAAGTTTACCAATTTGCGAAAGATATTCATTCACTGTCTCCGTTTCATTTTTAGTCATGGTTGCGCTTCGAACATCTCGAAGCATTGCGTCTTGTGACCACACGTTGGCGGTCTTTTTCAACTTACTCACATCAACTCCATATGATGCTTTCATTGTTTCGAATGTACTACCTGTATATGTAGTGTGCCATACAATACCGATTTTTGCTCGTTGAATGTCTTTTGCTTGATCAACCGGAATAGCATAAACAATAGTGTTAGGATGGAAGGTAATGTATCTTTCGCCTTTAATTTTTTGTTTCTTAATATCACCCTTACCAAATAAGAAGTCCCCTTGAATAACACCTTTGATTCCAAGAGCGGGTAGATACTGTAATGCGTCTTTAAGTTTAGTAGCAAGATCGCCCGAAGTGTCTTCGTCTACCTCTGCGGGTGTCTTGTAGACTTTAGGGTTCTTATTAAAAATACCTTTCTTTGCTACAAAGAACTGACCGTCTCGTGGATCAGTACCAGCAAAGATAGCAGGTGCGCCATCCCACTTGACAGAAACTCCCGTATCTTTCACACCACTAAGCATATCACGTAAATCACGTAAGGCAAAGATTGCTTGACGTGTACCATTAACACCACCGTAGAGAACCTTGTCCTCAATGTGAGTCATGTGAGTATTCTTTTGTTCGGTCAGAAAATCAGAAAATGCTAACATCGGCTTCTATGTCTTTAATAGTTTAACTATTTATAATAATTTTTTACCGGTTGCTGGTTTGCTTTTGTAGTCACACATGATATGAGAAGGATAACGACCAGACTGTTTGTTACGTATGTTTACTGTAAAATCAAAAAATGAATTACTGAATGATATATTAACACGCTTACCAGTACCAGATGAACCACCGTAATCTATTATAATCGGTCCACTGACTGTCGACATGGTGTTATTTTTACTAGGATCCATATACCAAGACCATATTTTACCGCCATCCATTCCGTGAATCATCCAATAGTCAGACCCTATAGCCGTCGATAAAAATAATTTTAAAGCATTTCTATCGATTTTAGAAGATACATTGACGCCAGTCGCATGACGAGTTCCTTTGCCGTAATCATTAAACACATTACAAAATAACAACTCGTCGATACCGAAGGCAGACATAATTGCTTTTCCGACAGGAGAACTAATTGATCCCTTTTTAATTTCTGTTTCCGGAAAAATTTTACTTACACCAGAATTGACAAAGGTAAGCGTGGAACTATATTTGAGGGAAAGATAACTTTCTTTTTTGTTATGGTGCACAAGAGTAATATCAGTCAATTTACTTCCGTGTTCTCTATGATCTTTAGGGGATACAAAAACCTGTGATCCAGAATTAACGATAGGTCTTGATGTATTAGCGCCGCCTTCATGTCTGAAATTGACGACTGGTGAACCTATCTTTGCAGAACACATTTCAATTATTTTTGACGTTTCGGAAGCGTATTGTCCTTTACCTTGTCTTCCTTCAACGTATTCGTCTAACCGTTTTGCGAGATCAGTCTCAAACAAAAGCCCTTTGTTAACTCGGGTACCACCTGCGGGCATGCCCCCGAACTCTTCACTCTTTTCAAATTGAGTTATAGGAATTTCAGCGTTCGATTTTGATCCGACGTAAGTTCCGCCAATCTTTAAGATTCTGTCAAGTCCCTTTTTAAGTCTAAGCGATAAGATTTCTCCGGCAGTTTTATCAACATCAGAACTTTTGGTTATTTTAGTCGTACCAATTAATATGTACTTCGCATGAAATAAACCGCCATCAGTTTTAAAAACGTTGGTTTTTCCATTTTTTTCAAATGTTTTTTCGACGAGAAGAACAGAACGATACTCTTTACCGTCTTTAGTGATTTCTGGTATACTTAGATTCGGCATTTAATCACTCTTTTCTATTAGGTTAGCTTCAAGAGCATTATACACAATAAGTTTAATGATGTCAACTACTATTTATACTATTTGAATCTATCAGTACCGTGTACCCAAGAAACAAGGGACCATCGATCACCTTTCGTCACTGGATTCACTCTATGAGGAGTAAAACTTGGAAAAAGAATCATAGTTCCGGGTGTTTGAGGGGCAGTAACAAGTGTGCCGTTGTTGTTAATATCAAGAACACCACCTTCAAATTCTTCGGGGTTATTGAGAGGTACGATCACCGAAATCTTGCGAGTACAACTTGGGCCAGGTCCAGCATCGATATGCCAATCATAGTGTCCGTTCTCATCACCTTTATAGTGTAACAACTGTAACGAATGAGTTATTCCCAAAACATTATATTTGTAATAGTCGCGATTCGCTGTTCCCGTAGCGGCAGCAATACGATCAAATATCCACTTAGTTTTGTCATTCAATTCTATATTATACGTGTCTACAGCACGAATGTCAACATCGTAAATTCTTTCTTTATCACCTCCACCAACAGTTGACTTTGAGGGATAAAGAGTGTCTGAGTGTGAAATAATTTTCTTACATTCTTCTGCTGTGAACGAGAGATGAGGGTTAAAGTTTTTATCGAAGTGTGTTAAGCCCGGAAAGACTTCATCGTTCGTTGTAATCATAACACCATTATAGATGACCTTTGATGTCAGTTCTTCTCTCAGAGGCGCTTCAACGAGTAAGGGTTGTTGCTCTTTTGGCACGCCCATGGTAGATCGACCATCGAAGATATGATCTTTGTGAGGACCATTCACATCGACATAGTGAAAGAATACTTGAACTTGCCATTTACCCTTGTACTTTGGTCTCCAATGAGGCAACTCACATCCTCGATACATTACAATATCGCCAGTATTGATTTCTAAAGGATAACCCACAACATCATCTTCATCTTCAGCAAAGAAGATTGGCCATATACCCGAAGAGTCGTCGAACCCCAGAGTCATAGTTCCAGAAATCTCGCATGATGGGCGATCTGTGTGTCGAACTAAAAGTTCTGAGTTTCTGTAGATACGGCAGTAGGTATAAGTTGGTGCGATCTCTACACCTAATTGCTTGGACAAAGCAGGCGCAAGAGATGCAGCAAGATTATCAAATATGGGGTTTCCATATATTGAATCTGAAAGAGGGCACTGAGGGTCTTTTTCTAACTCACCGTTTTCAAAAAGTTCAAACATGTGATTGGTGAGTTTCTCGCAATCGTCACGAGAAACAGCACTCGAAAGATAGACATATCGATTCTCACGAAAAGATTTCTCTGCATCCATAACAAAACTCCAAATTTTCAATCATATACATGTATATAGTCAAATCCTTAGTATTGTTGACCAGCGGGGGCATATCTAGCCACTGACAGATCACCTGCATCTGTTGCGTTATCGTCAGAAGCGAAAGGAAACTTTTCGATGACATCCATCACGTCAGAAAAATAACCACCAGAACTATAACCATGGGTTGTTGAACTCTGCCCGCTGTTCCATCTTTTACCTTCTGTGAGATCACCAACGTCTGTTCCGTCATCGTCAGAAGCGAACGGAAACTTTTCGATGATATCTACAGGCAACGGTCCGGTGGTGTAACCACCGGAACTATAACCATGAGTTGTTGAACTTTGACCTGTAGACCACTTTCTGGCAATACTGATGTCACCTACATCTGTAGCATCACCATCAGTCGTGAAAGAAAACTTGTCGATGACGTTAATGTTGGTAGTCGGATTGGTGTAACCACCGGAACTATAACCATGAGTTGTTGAACTTTGACCAGCGCAATAATATCTACCCACTGTCAAATCACCTACATCTGTAGCAGTACCAGTAAAGTCTGCCGCGAACGGAAACTTTTCGATATGGTAAGTTGTCGGCGACCCGCCAGATGTATAACCAAACCCGTTCTCGATAGAACTTTGACCTGCGTTCATATATCTAGCCACTGACAGATCACCTGCATCTGTAGCATCACCGTCAGTCGTGAAAGAAAACTTGGCAATGACATCGCTGACCGTAGGCACCACCCTCCCGCCAGTATGATAACCATGGGATGATGAACTTTGTCCCGCAACATCACGTGTGCCCACTATCAAATCACCTACATCTGTAGCAGTACCAGTAAAGTCTGCCGCGAACGGAAATTTGTCGATGACGTTACTTGGTGGAATCGAACCAGCGGTGCCACCAGAAGCATACCCGAAGTTACTACCTTGAAAAGGTATTATGGGTATTGCTTTGCCAACCCAAGAGCCTCTCTGAAAATACAACTTGTCACTGTCAAGGGTATAGGCTATCATTTCAGGATCTGGTGTACCGTCTAATAGATTCGGGATTTGACTTTCATTATCATAAGCAAAAA